TCGGTGTTGCTAGTCCAGATATCTAGTTTCAATGTTAAGTTATACGGAACAGGCATTAGTCGTTCGATAGTGTATGCAGAGTCCTGTGTAGTACCGTACTCACCAGTGATAGGATCATAACTTTTTTGTCTTAAGTTTAGCTTGCTTACAAAATAAGGTTCTTGCATACGACTTTGATCGTATGCTAGTCCGTTAATATACACCGCCATTGCAGGTACAGCATTCAATGTGCTTTCGCTGTTGTTTCGCAATATCATTGCAGCTTGTCTACTAGCATCTCCGTAGTAAACTGGTACACGTTGCAGAGTAGTATTGCCGTTACGATCTTTGCCAAACTCCACTTGGAAGTTTGACATCATTCGTATAAACTGTTGAACAAATCTCCTGATTTGACCGTCATAAAAGAATTGTGTTGCCATAATTAATCCGCAGTTGGCTTAAGGATTTTGCTCAAGCCTTGTAGTGTATGATGCGTTCCGCTGTCATTTGTGTAGGTGCTAGTATCGTTAACGAAGCCACTACGCAGAGTGTGATTATCCGGACCTGGGGTAAGGTTAGTTCTTACAGCATCTTCAATTTTAATCCAACGCTTACCGTCATAACGGAACAAGCGGTTGGGAACATAGTCTAGTCTCAAGTAATAGTCTCCTTCATCCGGGGCCAATGGGAAGTTGATACCTGCCGAGACTGACGTTGCATTCGGTGGTATCCCGTCACCAGTTAAATAACCGTGAACTTTGTCCTGCGGAGTATTATCGGTCTGGTTCGGGGTGTATGCGCTCTTAACGTAAATGTTAGTGGTGTCGTAGCCAGATTTAGGAACTTCAACTTCGGCTTGCTGAATAATAGCATTGTTGATGTTTTGATATTTGTCAATGTTACTTAATAAGTCTGCAATAGGAGTATCCTCTGTGCCGTCGCCATTTGTATCAACTTTAACAGTGTTAAGTATATCTTTAAACTCTTGGCTGTCGGTCATTGGGTTAAGTTTTACACGCCATAGATGTGGCCACCAAGTTGGACTAAATCCTTCGCTTCCAAACTGTCCGTCACTTACAACAAAGAATCTTTTTAGTGCAACAGGTACACTGGTGTCGAGGCTGTTGTAATCCATCAAATGTTGAAGTTCGATTACGTCGCCGTTCATTAGCTTGCGACCTAACATGTCCACCATATCGTTTAAGTGGAAAGTCATAAACAATGTACCAGTTTGTAAAAATAGTCCAAATTGACTCAAGTCAAAACTATTGTCCTGCACTTGGTAAATGCCACGCATTGTATAAACATCGGGGTCGTATTTTCGGTCTCGGTTTTCCAAGAACAACAAATCCTGGATATCTAATTCTGTGGGATTTGGGATGTCAGGCTTAGTTGCATCAGTGCTGCCGGTAGATTCAATTGGCCCTAGATACTTGTGTACTAAAATCCCAGTGCCGCCGATGGTATACATTTCCGCAATTCTGCGATCAATGAACTTGTAATCGTTTGTGTGTTTGCCGTTTTGCCACAGTGATAGGCGTGCCATAGTCAATCCTTATTGCAGTATTTATGGGCTTGACAAGGAATGATTTTGGACATACAATACGTAAATGGATATATTGGAACGTCATGCTCGTAACCGCTTAAAAAATGAAGAATGTTTTGCACAGTTACAAAGCATGGGCATTGTTCCTAAGAGCAAAATGTTTAAGTTCTACAAGAATGTTAGTCAAGCATTTACGGAATTAGACAAAGAAGCAGTAGAATGCCGTAGGACTAAAAAAGTAACACTGAAGTATACAGAATTGGAGCGAAATTTCCACGAATGTATTACAATCTTTGAGCAGTGGAGTATAATGGCTGCACTTTCGTACTAATTTTATCAATTTGTCCAAAAAGACTAGACCTGCTATAATATACGCATAGACAGCAAAAAGGAGCATAGCATGGAACTAGCAGTTGGTACTAAGATTCGCTACACTAGTGCCGCAGGTACCCGTGAAGCAGTGATTGACGCTATCAAAGTTGGTCCCACTGCAAAGCCTGGTTTTATGAACACTTGGTTGACCCTGCGTATTCCGGTTCAGCGTGGTGTCAAATTTGAGACTAAGGTTCAAATCACTGGCGATAACGCTAGCCTGAAAATGTTCCGTGTTCAACCGGCGTAAAGCATGGATATGAAATACGAAAAAAGTTTTTACCAAGTCTTCCGTGCTTATCGTGATCCTTTTGATTACAGCGAGTACGAGATCTTGTTTGAGGCGTATGATCTGGGCCAAGCCCACAGTTACGCCTACGAACAGTGGAAGAAGGACGAAACAAAAAAGTTTACTATCATCCAGCCGTACGATGGATCTTGTCGTGGACACTATGGCTTCCCCGAAGAGGATTAATCATGGAATTTAAAGTTGAAGGTAGCGTAAGGAGTCGCAAGTTCTTTAATGCAATCTTGCCTAACATGATCCGGCACTTGGGGCTAACCAACAGTCGCAAAACATTGGTTGTTAAAGTAGAGCACGACGAGCACACTCATTTAGGCTATACGGTTCCGATAGATCCGCTGGATGCTTACATTGTGGTTGTTAAGCCTACCCGTAAGCTCAAAGATATGGGACTAACCCTTGCACATGAAATGGTTCATGTACGACAAATGGCCAAAGGTATTCTCAAGCCAGTTGGCAACGGAGTCAATATTTGGGCAGGTAAGAAGTACGGCAAACGGACTAAGTATCTGGATATGCCGTGGGAACAAGATGCATTTGCCCGGACAGAATTGCTGTTCCGGAGAGCAATAGAGGAATAAATGTTTAACGTAAAGAACAACAATAATAATAAGAATTTCGCAGATTTGGCATCCGCAATGGATTATGCTAAACTGCTCAATGAGTTTGTTATCATTTCAGGTAACGGATTTGAAATTGTTGGTAAATTTGGTGTTGACTCAGTTGAGAACGGTATGTGCCCCGATGGTGTTGCATACGACTGGAACAAAGCAAGCCGAATTGGCCGTGTTAAAAAGGAACGTGTATAATGGCAACCGTAGCTGGCATCAAGATTAAAACCAAAGCACCCAAGATTCGAAACCCCTTGTTTGTTGACGAAAAGTATACAGGGGGTGAGCCCGAGTGGCCAGCCGAAGCAAAAGACTGGCCTGCTGATAAGTTTGACAATCTTCTGCGCCGTAGCTTTTACTACTACAATTACTATTACAGTCAAAAGGACTGCAAGAAGTACGTAGTGGATTGGATGCGCCACAGCGGCGAATTCGACAAGGATGAAATCAAGTTGTTTGAGCGTAGCTCAGATAAATCTATCCCAATGACAGCATGTAGCCTTATTATGGCTCATCGCAAAGGGATGGTGCTTCGTCCACGACATATTCAGTTCCTTGACGAGTGTATCGAGGAGGCAATCGAAAGTGCTCGCAACATCAAGGAAGAGATTGTAACACCTGAGCAAGCAACATTTAAGCCCACGATCCAAGATCGTCTAAATGAAAAGACTGCTGAACTGATTGGCGAACTCGAAGGTAAGTACGACGATCTCGAATCGGTGAAGTTTTATGACTGGTTTACATCGAATAACGTTGTGCAGAGTCAGCTGAGCAAATACGAAGCGGTGTTTTCTAAGCGCAAAGCAGAACTAGAGCAGGCACAAGCCAAAGCAGATGACCAGCTAAAGGAAGCCTACAGCCATTTTAAGGCCGCTGACTTTAAAAAGCACATCGGATGGTTGTCGGACCTGTTGGCTGCGGTTGAACAATACCGAGGAGTTAAGCAAGCAACCAAAAAAGCTCGCGTTAAGAAGGCACCTAGCAAAGAAAAGGTTGTAGCAAAACTCAAATACGCCAAAGAAGACAAAGCGTTGAAAGTGGTATCTATTAATCCTGCAGATATTGTCGGAGCCGGCGAGCTTTGGATTTATAACATCAAAACTCGTAAGTTGGGCAAATATGTAGCAGCACCGTATCATACTTTGTCTGTGAAAGGTACTAGTATTACAGGTTACGATGAAGATAAATCTGTCTGCAAAACTCTGCGTAAGCCCGAAGAACAACTTAAAGAGTTTGCAAAAGCGGGCAAAATTGCTTTGCGTACATTTATCAAAGACATTAAAGCAGTCGAAACCAAACTAAACGGAAGGATCAGCAATGATATCCTACTACTTAAGGTCGGAGCATGACCCAAAACGGCTTAACTCTCTCGAGTATGAGCAGGAGTGGTTAAAGAACAAAATTAAACATGTTCAAAATACAAAACTTCCAGTTCGTCCTAGCGCAGTAAAAGAAATAACTAATCTAAAGTATCAGCTAAGGCATCGAGAATTAGAACAGACATTCTGTGGACCCGAGTGGAAAAAGTACGAAAAGTACGCTATTTGGGACATGCTTACCACTTAACCAAAGTCCTGGCTATCAGTAATAAATACTGGTACTAGGACTTTTTCTATGGCCACAAAAGACACAAGCATCTATGATGCAAAAGGTAATTTAATTACAGACAATTTATATGATCCCAATACCGGAACAGGTAACGGGCACATTCAATACGACCCCACAGAATACGACAGTGCGAATAAAAAACGTGCCGAAATTGTGGACTACATTAGGTTTAGATTAGCCGACGGGAGAGTGGACGTTGAACTAGAAAAAGAACACTACGAAATGTCAATTACACAGGCACTGATTAAGTACCGCCAGCGCAGTAGCAATGCAGTAGAAGAATCCTATGCATTTATTAAACTGCTACCAGAGACACAAGAATACATTCTCCCACAAGAAGTAATGGAAGTCCGTCAAGTGTTCCGTCGTGGTATTGGCAGTGTTTCTGGAACAACTGCTAGCCAGTTTGAACCGTTCTCAAGCGGATACTTAAACACCTACATGTTAGTTGCAGGTCGTGTCGGTGGACTCACAAACTACGAACTGTTTGTTGACTACCAAAAACTGTCAATGAAGATGTTCGGTGGCTTCATGAATTTTACATGGAACAAAACAACTAAGAAACTAACGATTGTTCGTAAGATGCCATACCAAAGTACCGGTGCTGCAACAACCGAGGATGCCGAATCCTGCTTGTTATGGTTGTACAACCACAAGCCGGATTGGATGCTACTCAACGACTACATGGCGTTTCCGTGGTTGCAAGAATATGCATATGCATTTGCTAAACGCACACTCGGTGAAGCACGTAGTAAGTTTGCTAGTATTGCAGGCCCACAAGGTGGAACACAGCTAAACGGTACAGCACTTATTGCAGAAGCTAAAGAAGAAATGGCTGCATTAGAAGAAGAACTAAAACGCTTCCAAGACGGTGGAATGCCAATGACTTGGATAACAGGATAATTGACTTCGCTTTTAATCAAGTGTTACAATGCCCTACACTGTTAGGGCATTTTTATGATCATTGGAATTTGTGGGTTAATTGGTAGCGGAAAAGACACCGCAGCAGATTATTTGGTAAACTTTCACGGGTTTAAACGAGAAAGCTTTGCGTCAAGTCTCAAAGATGCAGTGTCTGCTATCTTTGGTTGGGACAGGGAACTGTTAGAAGGACGTACAACTGCAAGCCGTGAATGGAGAGAGCAAGTTGATGTTTGGTGGGCTACTAGACTAAACATGCCTACACTAACTCCGCGTTGGGTGTTACAAAACTGGGGAACAGATGTGCTAAGAGCTTACTTCCATGATGATATTTGGATTGCAAGCTTAGAACATAAGCTACAACAAAGCAAAGACAGCATTGTTATCACTGACTGTCGTTTCCCTAACGAAATTAAAGGGCTTAAGGAGCAAGGTGCAAAAATTGCATGGATTCGCAGAGGGATTACCCCCCATTGGTACAGCATTGCTGAGTCAGCGAACCGCGGAGATACTAAAGCAGCACAATGGTTAAAAGATAACAAAATCCATGCCAGCGAATCGAGTTGGGCGGGAACCGACTTTGATTATGTAATTGATAACAATAAGAGCATTGAGCACTTATACGGCAAACTTAAAAGTCTTGTACAGGTGGACTAGGTTTCCACTTAAGTTTAGATTTATAGATTTCTTCTGTACAGTTTAAACAAATAGTCTTCAAATTGACCCAGTCGTTATTTTTTAGGTTTCCGTCAACATGAAACACGTTTAACTGACTAAACATCTTAGCTACAAAGCCGCATTTCTCGCACTGCGGCTTTTTCTTATATCCGGCCCTGGCCCAGCCCGGACTTACAGGTTTAATCTTCTTTCCTTGTCGCAGACAAGTGTCACACTGAGTGCGGTAGTGTGTTATGCCTAGTGTATCTGTATAATTTATTGCAACGGGTTTGTTATTGCAAGTTTTACAGAGACCGCGGGATCTCTGTATACGTTTTTTCTTTTTAACAACAGACGAACCATTGGTACGATTGTAGTACATTTGGTTATCGCGAGCATTAACTTTTGTTAACCATTCTCGTTCTAACTCGGCGAGCTCTTTCTCGTCGTCTGCATACTCGAGTATTTTTCTAGTAAACGATTGCAGTCCGTAATGTTTTAAATCTTTCCGAAACGCCGTACCAGACCCAATATAGCCATCGTCTTCAGACCCAACGTGACTCCCGATATATTTCATACCGTTAACATTATTGGTCCATTCGTATACAAATCCAATATTTGACATATCTATTTTTACAAAACCTTTGAAAGGGTACTGTTACTTACCATTTTTTCTAGATTGTTAATAAATATTCATATCGTGTAACATAAAGGAATCACAATATGGCACTAATTTCTCCAGGTTTACAATTAAGCGTAACCGATGAAAGTCAATACGTACCGGGCGCAGTAGGATCTGTACCTCTAGTACTTTTGGCTACAGCCCAAGATAAAACAAATCCTTCTGGCGCAGTGGCGGCTGGAACAACCAAAGCTAATGCAGGAAAATTACAAGCTTATGCTAGTCAACGTGAACTAGTTAGTGCTTTTGGTTACCCAACATTCCAACAAAGCGCAGCAGGTACAGCACTGCATGGAGATGAACGTAACGAATACGGTTTAATGGCAGCATACAGCGCACTTGGTATCAGTAACCGAGTTTTTGCTATCCGTGCCGATATTGACTTAAATGAACTAGTCCCAACATCTGTACGTCCTGTTGGTTCTGTTGCAGACGGAACATTCTGGATGGACTTAACCGCAACAGATTGGGGTGTTTACGAGTGGAATCGTGAAACAGGTAACTTTGAAAAGAAAACTGTTTCGGTACTAACAACCAGT